ACTAAGGTTGCTGCTGGCGCATTCAAGAACAACAAGGCGTAAGCCTAATTTAAGTCGCTGGCTGGGTAGTGCCCTTCTACCCAGCCAGTCTTTAGAAAGGATTAGAGCATGGCATTGACAACAGTTGCAGAGTTACGCAGCGCACTTGGCGTTGGCACTCTTTATACTGATGCAGTCTTGCAGTCTGTTTGCGATGCTTCAGACAACGTACTCTTGCCTTTTTTATGGAAAAACCAACAGTACATAATTGCCCATGGCAACACCGGCACAGTCGGAACTCTTTATTTTGATCAAGATATTAGCGATTATTTTTATGTTGGACAATCCGTAACAATCTCTGGCGCTGGTACTAAGTACAACGGCACAAAGACAATTACAGGCGTTGACACTCGATCATTTAATGTCACTACAAATCATACTGTCGATAACCCACGCCACACAGTTGAGCCTTACGGCATTGCAGCAGCTGAAACTTATGCAGATTACACGACCGTTCCAGCAATCCAAGAAGCATCTTTAATGATCTCAATCGCTATCTGGCAAGCGCGTCAAGCGCCAAGCGGTCAGGGCATGACAGTCGATGGCTTTGCACCTAGCCCATTCACAATGTCTAACACTTTGCTGGCTCGCGTTCGCGGCTTGCTAGCGCCTTACCTTGATCCGCGCTCGATGGTTGGCTAACCATGACAGCAGCGATCTCTACACTTCGCGCCACTATTGCAGCAGCTTTAGTCGATAACTCACTTTACTCAGTCTTTAGTTTTCCGCCCAGTACACCCATAGTTAACAGCGTTGTGTTATCACCGGCCGACCCTTATGTCACGCCTAACAACAATGGCTATAACACGATTGCACCTTTGGCTAATTTTAATATAAATATCTTCGTGCCACTTCTGGACAACGAGGGAAACCTAAATGGAATTGAGGAGATGCTAGTTGCTGTGTTTGGCAAGTTAGCAGCATCCTCTATCGTCTATAATGTGGGAGATGTGAGCGCACCTAGCGTTCTCAATGCCGCAACAGGCGATCTTCTTACTTGCTCAATGCAAGTATCAGTCCTAACGAGTTGGAGTTAAACCATGAATGAATGGGAAAAAGAACAAGCAGAGTTCCTGATCAAGATTGGTCAGACTCCTGCCACACCAGCACCAGCACCAGCACCTAAACCAGCAACTAAGAAAGATGAGGAATAACCAAAATGGCAGTATTTCTAAATAATGGAGTTCAGGTTACTGTTAATTCGGTTGCCCTTACAGACCATGTTCAATCAGTAACGCTTAACCGATCATTCAATGAACTCGATGTCACAGCCATGGGCGATACCGGAGTAAAGCAAGTCAAGGGTCTAGAACAAAGTTCTGTTACTATCGACTTCCTAAACGACACAGCAACAGCATCAGTCCTAGCAACACTTCAGGCTGCTTGGGGCACAAACGTAACAGTAACTTTGAAGCAGACTTCAGCTGCTACTTCAGCCACAAACCCTCTTTACACAATGACTTGCCTAGTCAACAACACAACCGACATTAACGGCGCAGTTAGCGATCTAGGAATGCAGTCAGTAACTTGGAACGTGTCTGGCGCAGTAGTAATCACAACAGCGTAATAACTAACTAAGGGGCAAACAATGGCAAAACTAAAGGTAACAAGGGCAGACGGAAGCGTTAACGAGTACCAGATCACTCCAGCGATCGAGTACGCCTTTGAGCAGTATGCAAAGAAGGGTTTCCACAAAGCCTTTAGAGATGACGAAAAGCAGAGCGATGTTTATTGGCTTTGCTGGGAAGCAATCCGTCGGTCGGGTGAAACCGTTAAACCCTTCGGAGAGTCATTCCTTGAGACATTGACGCGAGTCGAGGTTTCAGATGATGACCCTTTGGAGTAACGCGAGAGTCCTTCACCTATCTTGTAGCGAGATTATCGCTTGAGACAGGACTCTCGCCCCAAACTTTAATTGAACTAGATCACACAATGTTTAGGACTTTACTTCAAGCCCTAAAAGACAGAGCAAAGGAGCAAGAAGATGCCTACAAGCGTTCAAGGCGCAAGTAATCTTCGCAAGGCTCTTAAGCAATTTACTCCTGATCTAGCAAAGGAAACCACTAAAGAGATCGGCAGCTTCTTAAAGCCTGTTGTTAAGAATGCTCGCGGCTTTATTCCTTCTAATAATGCAGTACCTTCTGGCTGGCTAGTTGGCAATCAAAAGGGCAAGTGGGAACGCGTAGCCTTTGACTCAGGAATAGCCAAGCGCGGCATTGCATACAAAACAACTCCAAGTAAGACTAATCGCTCAGGCTTTAAGTCATTGGTATCTATTCTAAATAAGACAGCCGCCGGTGCAATCTACGAAACAGCAGGACGTAAGTCTGGCAATGGTGGACGCTTTACTCCACAATTAGGCGGCACATTGGCAGGTCAAGGTCAAAAGATGCAAGGTCGAGCAATGTTCAAAGCCTATGCTCAAGATCAAGGCAAGGCTAAAGGCGCAGTACTTAAAGCAATCTTTAACTCTGCCGATAAGTTTAACAAGACTGCAAAGGTAAGATAATGGCTGATCTAAGAATAGATATTGCTTCGGAGTTTACTGGCGCTAAAGCATTCAAGAAGGCTGAAACAGCGTCTCAGAAACTTGAAAAAGGCGTAGGTAGATTAGGAAAAACTTTACTTGCATCCTTTGGCGCAGCAAAGGTTTTACAATTCGGTAAAGCCAGCGCCAAGGCTTTTATGGAAGATGAAAAAGCAGCTACTAAACTTGCACAGTCGGTAAAGAACTTAGGGTTGGCTTATGCCAATGATGACATTCGCAAGTACATAGATAAACTTACTTTAGCAACTGGCGTTGCTGATAGTGAACTTCGTCCAGCCTTGCAATCACTATTGCAGGTAACAGGATCGGTTACAAAGTCTCAAGAATTATTGGGTTCTGCTATAGATATATCTCGCGGATCAGGCGAGGACTTGGCAACAGTCTCTAATGACTTATCACAAGCCTATGTTGGAAACCTTAAAGGATTAAGAAAATATAACCTTGGATTAACTCAGGCTGAACTTAAATCTAGTTCATTCGAGGATGTTCAAAAGCGACTCAACACATTATTTGCTGGCTCATCTACTGCTTATCTTGCAACTTACTCTGGTCAGATGCAACTTCTTTCGACCGCCGCTTCAGAAGCCCAAGAGATAATTGGCAAAGACTTAGTAGATGCTTTAGTCTTAGCAAGCGGTCAAGAAGGTGTTCAAGGCTTAGCAGACCAAATGAACAGTTTAGCAACCTATACTGGAAATGTGGTTTATGGCATTGGCGTATTGCTAGACAAGTTGAACAATTCAAAAATAGTTAAAGGCATTGGCGGTTTTAATGTTGAAATGATCCCTATTATTGGCGGCTGGATAGGCGCTCTTGAGGGATTAGGATCATCGGCTAAAGCTGCTAAGAATGCTTTTAACTTTGGCGTAGGCGGCGGAGCAGGTGCTGGCAGTACTACGAGTATGAATGCATCCGCAGCCGCTAGGGCTGAGGCTGCTGCAAAGAAACGCCAACTTGAATTATTAGGCGTTCAAAAGAAACAGTTAAAAGCAACTAAAGATCAAGTGGCGCTTCAAAAGGCTGGCACTATCTTCGATGTTACACAGGCAGGCATTCTTGCAGCCCTAAAAGGAGATATTTCTAAAGAAGAACGCAAGCGCCTTGAACTGCAACTAGCAATCCTGACCGGCAACACAGGCGAGGCTTCTAAACTTGCTGGCGAAATTGCTACTGCTCAAGGGTTAAGTAAAGACTTAGCCAATTATCTAAGAGACTTGCCAGATGCTAAGAACCCATTCAAAAGTTGGGCAGATTATCTTAACATGCTTGAGGCTCAGGTCAAAAGAATTGCTACTGTACAACCAGGGTCGCAGGCTAGCATGGGTATTCCTACAATTAACGGCGCAGCCATAGATGCTATTACTGCTACCTATGGCACAGGTTCAATCTCAAATAGAGCAGATGCTTCTGGCAATGTGAATGTCTATGTAGGCGGATCAGTAATATCTGAGAGCGATCTAGTAGAGGCAGTCTCTAACGGCTTGCTAAATCGATCCCTATCAGGTTCACAATCTGCAATCGGCAGACTTAAAGGCTCGTTCGCAGGATGACACTACCTGCCCAGATCAGCGTATCTTTTGACTTCTCTAGCGGTGCTACCTTTGGAATTGGTTTTACCCTTGATGATGTTAAATACGGCAAACTGGGCACAGGTATTCTCGGATCAACCACAAACCCAG